TATTTGGACATGGATGGAGTTATTGCCGATTTTTATAAAAGGTATTTTGAAAGATATAAACTCGCACCAAGAGATGCAGAAAAGAAAAAAGAGTTTAACAAATATTTTGATGAGTTCATTGAAACTGAACAATTTGCATCATTAGATTTGATGCCGGGAGCCATGGAAGGAATTGAGTTTCTCCGTAAGGCACCAGTATTAACAGAGATTCTATCATCTACAGCAAACGAAGCAAGATATGATGCAATCTCCAAACAGAAATTGCTTTGGTTAGAAAAACATGGTATTGTATTCAAACCAAACTTTGTTCCAGGTAAAAGGCACAAATATAAGTTTGCTGCACCTGATAAGATTATTATTGATGACACTAAAAGTGTGATTGATGATTGGAACAATGCTGGTGGTATTGGTATTCTACATACTGATTGGCCAACAACATTGGCTATTTTAAAACTATATGTCTAAGGATGATTATGCAAGTTAAAGCAAATGAAAAAGTAGGCACCTGTGGTTGTGGTCGTTCACCAACAGGTGATTGTGTTGGTTGGCATGGATTGACCAATGAACAGTATAAAGTTAAACTCAATGAGTGGAACATTCAAACTGGTAAACAGTTACTCAATGAAGAAAACAAGGCTTGATTTCGCCTAAATATTATGATATACTAGCAGTTGATTATGAGAAGTCTTTGGATAAGTCGTTTTATATTCCGTTTATACACCGTTTAATAAGGAGCATTACATGAGTTTCGCAAATCTCAAAAGCCAATCCGGCAACCTCGACAAATTAGCAAAAGCAGTTGAGGCACTCTCTCAAGGGTCTGAAGGATCCGAAAAACCAGATAACTTCTGGAAACCCACAGTAGACAAATCAGGTAACGGCATGGCCGTCCTCCGTTTTCTCCCAGCATCTTCTGCTGATGGTGAAGATTCTTTGCCATGGGTTAAAATTCATTCACATGGATTCCAAGGTCCTGGTGGTTGGTTAATTGATAACTGTTTGACCACTAAGAATCAACAATGTCCTGTTTGTGAACACAATACTACATTATGGAATTCAGGCATTGAAGCAAATAAAGATATTGTCCGTAAACAAAAGCGTAAATTGAATTACATCGCCAATGTGTATGTGGTATCTGATGCTGCCAATCCACAGAATGAAGGTAAAGTATTCTTGTATAAGTTTGGCAAGAAAATCTTTGATAAGATTACAGAAGCGATGAATCCTGAATTTGCTGATGAAACACCAATCAATCCATTTGATATGTGGAAAGGTGCTAACTTCAAATTGAAGATTCGTAAGGTTGATGGTTATCAGAACTATGATAAATCTGAGTTTGATTCACCTGCACCATTAAGTTCTGATGATGCTGAGTTGGAGAAGATTTACAATTCTGAACATTCATTACAAGAATTGTTGAACAAACCTAGTGAATGGAAAACATACGACCAATTGAAGGCTCGTTTGGATAAAGTTCTCGGTTTGAATGGTGAAGCACCTAAGACAACTGTTGAAAAGGCAAAAGCAGAAGCGTTTACTGCACCTAAGAAAACAATTGAGTCTGAACCAGACATTCATGAAGATGAAGATGACATGGCTTATTTTGCCAAGTTAGCTGAAGAAGATTAAACCAAAACTCCTTTCCTTAGAAGTTGGTTTAGACCCACCGAAAGGTGGGTTTTTTATTGGTTAAACTACTCTTGTGCTGTTTAGAATCATTCGTTGGAATGTTTCTTCATTGTTTCTTACAGCAGGTATAGGAAATTTGTTTTGTGATTTTGATGTTAATGTAGTAACAGAACTGGACAAAAGTGTGGATGGATCCGGAGTGGAATCTGGTAGATTCATGTCCATGTTTTCTTTTACCGCAGCATTTAATTTCTGGCCAGCATTCGGTGATTCTGTTGGTGTTACTGTTGTTGATTCTGTTTGTGATGCGGTACTTGGTGATGATGTTGCAACAGGTGTAGTTTTATCTGTTGCAGATTCTTTCTTAATTGGAATACCTTTTTCATTTAGACCTGTAAATCCTTGGTCTTTTTCGGCTTTGGTTAATCCCGTATCTTCATCAAAACCAATTTCTTTTAAATAATCTTGCTGTAATTCTGGATCTTTCCATGGTAATAAAGATTTTTTGGACCAAGGTCTGTCAGCAAGAAGATTTTGTTTTCTTCTTTCGACAACAGAAGTATCACGGACTGTATCCATAATTGCTTGACCTTCTGTTGCAGGATTCAAAGCGGAAGCAGTCTTATTTGCTTGTTCATGTGATTCTTCACCAGCCAAACTCATTAAACCAACCAATGCCAATCCAATACCTGTACCAGCCATCAAAGCCAAACCCACAGGTCCCATGAATACAGAAGCAAGACGTAATACAGAAGATAAACCACCTGCAGCATTTAATATAGAACCAAGAATACCACCAACACCCATGCCAGTATCTTCTTCTAATTTTTCTGTGGTCTTTTCTTCTTTATCGTTTTTCTTACCTTTAAGATTAGCAAGTAACTCTTTGCGTTTCTTTTCTTTTTCTAATTTGATTTCTTCCGCATAGTTAGCGGATTCTTCTTTTCTTCTAATATCTTCTTTGTGATTGGTGTCCATCAATGTATAGATTTTCATTAGAATATCCAACATTGCGGTATCTTGTGCCAATGCACCAACTTTAGTAGCAGTATCACCACCAGCACCCATTTCTTTATATTTGGCACCAGTAAATTGTGAAATATCTTCTTTACTTCTACCAGTTAATTTACCTAACATAGCAGGTGCAAAGTTACTACCAAAGGTCATAAACTTCACCATGTTCATTGGGTCAAGTTTTTGTTTAATACCTTTTACTTTTGCTTCAGTTTTTAATGATACTGCCTTTTTAAATGATTGGCCTAGGCCACCTTCTTGTTCCGCTAATAATTGACCAAATGATTTTTTTCTTACTTTGGCTGCATACTGATAAGACATTTTACGGCCTGTAGGCACAATGATATCATCATCTTCATAATCGGATTCATCAGCAGGAGTTTGCTCTGTTACAGAACCTTCACCCATTTTCTTTTTGATTTTATCAACTTCAACCACCACATCGGTATTCTTATCGGCCATCTTTTTGGCCAATTCTGCACCTTTAGGAGTTAATTGATATTCGGTATCAGGTTTCATTTAACCTCTCAGTTTTCTCAAATATGGGTTTGTATCATCAGCAACAACAGGATTAACCTGTGCAGTTTGTGTTGTTGATTGTGTAGTAGAAGCAATCTGTGTATTAGTTACTTTCTTTTTAGTTAAATCTTCTTTCATTTCTTTATTTTGTGTAGAGTTTTCTGCCAGTCTTACACCAGTATCGGTTGATTTATTTAATGCCAAATCAACTTCTGCACTATATCGTTTATTAAACTGTCCACCAGTATATTCATCTCTTGCTTTATAGAGGGACTTAATTTGTGTCTTGGAATCTGAACTGACAACACCACCCATATTTGCTTTAGATAAATCTAGAACTTTCTGAACACCACCGTGTTGAACAGATAGTGACCAAATAGCATCAGCAACACCTGGATCATTTAAATTATAACCCATTTTCATTGCTTTATTTGCAGCTGGGTCAAAGTGTGTTTTCTTAATATAATCATGTTGTGCTTCAGCAAACTTTTTGCCTCGTTGTGAATCTTTAGCAAGTTCTTTCCATTTGGCACCAAACTCTGGTGTGCCAGCCTTCATACCGGCAAAATCGGATTTATATTCAGATTTCTTAACGAAGTCATCAGCAACACCCATGACAGAACTCATTTGATATGTTCCGTAAGAAATACCACCTGGATCCTTTTTACCACCACCCATCATTCCACTAGAAACAGTAGATGGGTCACCGTTAGATTCAAACTTAGCAGATGAACCACCTAAACCGGCAACAGTTGCAATTGCCGCAGTGCCAGCAACTTTGGCTGCCGTAGAAGCCTTTGGTAAAAATCTTTCTGCTTTAGGTTTAACAACTTCTTTTGGTGCCTTTGGTGTTTCTTTTGGAACTTGTTTAGGTGCTTTAGGTGTTTCTTTAACTTGACCTTTGGCTGCCTTTTCAGTTTCTTTCTTAGGTTCTTCTTTCTTGGCCTTAGATTTCTTTTTGGGTTTTTTTCTACCTGTAATGGCTCTCATCAATTCATCATAGAAAGCGTTTTCTTCTCTGTCTTGTTCTTCTTTATAGTTTTTTTCTTGTTCAGATGAAGTCTTTTTTTCTTCTTCTATTCTCATCATCAAACGATAGATTAAACCAAGAACATCAGATGGTGTAGACATTTCACCAGTTTCACCACCTTCTAATGGTTTAATTTTATCTTTCTTTTTGGCACCAGTAAAGTAATTGATATTTTCTTGTTTTGCACCAAAGAGTTTACCGACCATGGCAGGCGCAAAGTTACTACCAAAGGTCATCTTCTTGGCAATATTCATTGGATCAAAAGTTTCTTTGATACCGGTCATTCTTGCTTGAGTTTTTTGAGAGAGTGCTTTTTTG